TAACCATTAGGTTGTGGGAGAAAAAGGGGTACATACCAAATGCTCCTTACCGCTTGCGTTCTAAAAGCCTTAATGGTAAAAAAGTTAATGGTAATCGTGTGTATACACGACGCCTGATTGAGATTGCTATTGAAGAGTTTGCTGTTCGTGGACTTTTCGGTTCTGCTCGTGTAGAGTGGAAAAAGCATGATGACCTAACAGATGCGCTATTGCGCCGCTGGAAGGAAGAAACCGAGAGCTAACCCTCTCCAACCCAAATGAGAGCCGAAAGGCCTCCGACAGAAAGAAAACAATGGTTAATAACCCGACAGTACAGGCTGACGACTACTTGGTCGAAGACGCCGTAGATGCAACACCAAAGCACGGCACCACCGTGCAAGCAGGTTGGGATGCAGCCTCTGCATTCCTTAAGACCAAGGAGAAGAACTCTGCTTATCCGACTGACTTTAAGTTTTCGGACCAGGCTCAGCTAGTTCGTTTCCTCGATGATGGTCCGTTCCTAGTATACGAACAGCACTGGATTGACCGTGAAGGTCGCAAGTCGTTCGTGTGCATCGAAGACTGCCCACTATGCAACATTGCTGGTGACAAGCCACGTCCTCGTTTTGCGTTCAACATCGTCTCTCTTTCAGAAGAGAACCCAGAGGTGCAGATTATGACTGTGCCTAAGACCATGGTCCAGCTTCTTCAGACTGCGAACGATGACCCTCGTCGCGGCCCGTTGACTAAGTTCTACTGGTCTGTTTCCCGTCTTGGTACGGGTCGTGACACCCAATACACGCTTGACCGTGTTAAGGCTACCGACCTTGCCGAAGAGTGGGAGCTAGATGCCGACAGCATCGATGCGTTCGTAACAACTGCCGTCAAGTATGACGCCAAGTCGCTCTATATCAGCCCTCGTGAAGAGTTGCTTGAAGTTGCGCGCGCACTAGTCGCCTAGTCCACTCACCTGGGGGCGGGAATCTTTCCTCCTTTGTATTCCCGCCCCCTCCTACTTTTCACGGGGCATAATGAACATAATTACAACAATCGAACAACTAAATGAGTTCGTAAAGTTTTATTCCAAGGTAGACGCATTTGCTTGGGACACCGAGACCATTGGTGAAGACCGTCTGTATCCAGTAATCAATGACGTTTGCTGGATATCTTTTGCTACCGAAGGTCGAGTCGACGTCATTCCTATGGGCCACCCTAACGGGTCGCTCGAGGACTATGAGAAGCCCCTTCTGATTCAGGGACAGCGCCGTCTGGCTGAGGGTAAGCCTATCCTTGAAAGCCACTACTCAAAAGACCAGCGCAAGTGGAAGCCTAAGTTTGGAACCCCACCCGCACAACTTACCCCGCGTCAAGTGTTTGACGCACTTGAGCCAATCATGTTTGGCCCAGCATTAAAGGTCGCTCATAACGCCAAGTTCGACGTAAAGTCCATTGCAAAATACTACGGTGGTCGTATCTCCGCTAAACCTCACTTTGACACATTGATGGCTGCATTTCTTAGCAACAACTTGCACAAGTTTGACTTGGGCTTAGCTGCTTGCGTAAAACGTGAGTTGGGCATTGACGTAGAGAAGGGCGTTGGAGAGAACGTTGCTCTGCACTCGTTTGAAGAAGTCGCTAAGTACTCCGGAATTGATGCCGAGGTAACTTGGCAGTTGTACAAGAAACTTGCCCCTAAGATTACTGGCAACCTCCAGCGTGTATGGAAACTAGAAATGGATGTACTCGTAGCCTTGTGCGACATGGAATTAGCCGGAGCGTACATCGACCAGAAACAACTAAAGGTTTTAGCAGAAGAGATTGAAAAAGGTAAGCAGGCTGCCGAAGCCGCGTGTTACAAGGCTGCAGGCAAAGCATTCTCATTGAACTCTGTTCCTACCAAGCAACGCCTGTTGTTCACTGCGGAAGACGGTCACAAGCCTCGCATTACCCCAAACCCTAAGTTCAAGGCTGCTCTAACCCCCAAGGGAGCCGCAGCGCAAAAAGCGGGGCAGGAGCTCAGCGAGATTCATTACTCGGTATCCGCAGATGCCCTAGAGTTTTATCGCGGTAAAGACGACTTAGTTGACGCTCTACTTGAGTACCAAGACCTCAATAAACTAATGACCACCTACGTAACTCCCTACACAGGTGGTGAAGTAAAGCGCACTACTAATGGTAAAGAAAAGATTATTGAGAAGAAGTCGTTGCTAATCAACGGGCGTGTGCACACGAACTTTAAAGCACACGGAGCAGAAACCGGAAGGTTCTCTTCTAGCGAACCTAACCTACAGAACATTCCGTCTTCTGGTGAATACGGCAAGTTGGTACGCAATCTATTTGTTGCCCCTCCAGGCTATAAGTTAGTAGTTGCTGACTACTCTCAGATTGAGCCTCGTATTATCGCTTCGTTCTCTCAGGACCCCGTTCTTTGCGAAAACTACTTAACTGGCGGTGACGTTTACACCACCATTGGTGACACGATGGGTGTTGACCGTAAGGCAGGTAAGGTTCTCGTGCTTGCCATCTCATACGGCGTAGGACCTGACAAGATTGCGTCGTCTATTGGTTGTACTCTAAAAGAGGCCAAAGACTTACTCAACCGTTTTGAGCAGAAGTTTTCATCTATTGAAAAGTACAAGGCGAAGGTTATTCGTCAAGCAAAACAATCTGGACCGGTTCCTTTTGTGGAGACAATGTTTGGTCGCCGTCGCTACATTCCAGAACTTAACTCTAAAGACTTTTCTCTTCTAGGTCGTGCCGAGCGTCAAGCGTTCAACACCATCATCCAGGGGTCTGCTGCAGACTTGATGAAGTTGGCGTTGGTACGCGCACACTCTTGCTTTTTAGACGAGCCTGATGTTAATCTAATTCTTACAGTTCACGATGAACTTGTGACTATTTGTCCAGAAGACAAAGCCACTGAAGTTGCTGAGGCGATTCGTACATCTATGGAAGGGATAACCTTGAAACAAGTTACCGTTCCCCTGATTGCCGAGGTTCACGTTGTGGACAAGTGGGGTGAAGCTAAGTAGTGGCTAAAAAGAAACCTAAAAAAATTGACATTACTGCACGTATTCGTGGGTACATTCTTGACTCTCAGATTACTTCCCCACACGAGATTAGTATTGTTCTTGGATGCTCAATCATTAGTGATGAAGTTAAAGAGCACGAAGAAAAAGAGAGCGACAAACGAGTTGACCGCATCTCTTACTTAATTCCGGTTTTGCACGCGCACGCGCACATCATCTCTGAAGGTGCGGTGGAGTTTCAACGCCACCACGAAACCGTCAAAGACCAAGACATTTCAGATGACATTTGGGACAAGAGCCAAGACATGATGGAGCACATCTCTATGTCTGCATTACTTGGGTCGATTTCTCAATTAGTAGACATGGGTTTACTGAAAGTACCTAAGGAGCACAAATGAATAACGCCGACTGGTGGGCAAAAAAACTGGGTAATAACCCGCAGGTGCAACAAGGCCGTCCTGACCCCACACCCGCCATGCCTCCATCACAAGTTCCTTTAGCACCGATGCCTGGGTTTCAACCTCCGACCACAACCAAAGCGCAATACGCTAACAGCACTGCTTCGTGTCCTGACTGCGGGTCGGGTAATTACATGTCTCCTTCGGATACGATTGCAAAGCGGTGTTACGACTGCGGGTATCCCGTACAACAGTCTGGTTCACGTTACGGCTCGCTCACTGGTGCGCACGTTGACGGTGCAGCTAAAGCGGCTTTGGGCAACGATGCTACCAACAACTGGAACCCACAAGGCATTATTGGAAAGGCATAAAAATGGAACATAAATGGACAAAAGAGGAATGGATAATGGACATAGTTAATCACTACGAAGATGGGCACAAGCTGGGTGCAGAAGACATGCGTAACCGCATTATAGACGCGCTTAAAGAGCACGTAGACGTTCTACCAGACTGGTCCGCTGCAATTGAACTTATTGAGGAGATTACTCTTGATTAATCCAGAAGCTCGTAAAATTATGGCTCAAATCAATAAAAAATTGGGCGACAATGTTGTAGTCCTCGGTGAAGATGTCCGTTCAGACCTAATCACTCGTGTAACTACCGGCTCTACTACTTTTGATTACGTTCTTGGTGGCGGATTTCCAGCTAACCAATGGAATGAACTTATTGGTGAGCCTTCACACGGCAAAACCGCTATTGCGTTGAAGACAATTGCTGCTAACCAGGCACTCAACCCTGACTACACAACGGTATGGGTTGCTGCAGAGCAGTGGGTTCCTTCTTACGCAGAAATGTGTGGCGTAGATGCTGGCCGAGTCATTGTCATTGAGACCAACATTATGGAAGAGGCATACGACGCTGTGTTGGCTTTCGCTGAATCCAAGTCAGTAGACGCTATCGTAATTGACTCTCTTCCTGCTTTAGTACCAAGTCCAGAAGACGAGAAGGCTATGGATGAAATGACTGTGGGGCGCGGTGCGCTTATCACTAACAAGTTCTTCCGTAAAGCTGGGGCAGCAATGAAACGCAGTTTGGTAGAAAATGAACGCCCTATTTTGGGAATCATTATTAACCAGTGGCGTTCACAGATTGGTGTAATGCATGGAGACCCACGTACTACTCCAGGAGGTAAAGGCAAAGACTACGCGTACTTTACTAAAGCCGAAGTTAAGCGCGACGAATGGATTGAGACCGGCTCAGGCAACAACAAGATTCGCGTAGGGCAGCGTCTAAAGATTCGTATCACTAAAAACAAGACTGCCCCACCACAGCAGGTAGCTTACGTAGACTTTTACTTCCAAGACTTCAGCATTTACGAAGCTGGCGATTATGATACCTCTAAGGAAGTTGCTGCCATGGCAATTGTTAAGGGCGTAGTCGACCGCAAAGGTGGTTGGATTTACTACGGTGACCGCAAGTGGCAGGGGCAAGAGGCTCTTGTCAATTCTATCCGTGAAGAGGTAGACTTATTCGAGGACCTTAGGGAAGCTGTTCTCAAAGCGTCCAAAACACCAATGCTAGGAGAGGAACCTAATAATGAGTAAGATGAAAGAACTATCGATTGAAGAACAAGAAGCTGCTTACGCTGACTACATCGAGTCACTTAACCAAGACTTCCGTAAAGAAGGGGCAGAAGAACTTCGTAAAGACATTCTTCGTGAGCTGGAGTACTCAATAAACTCCGCATCAGATGATGGTGTCCGTTACGGGCTCACTGTTGCGTTGAACTACGTACTTAAAGCAAGCATCTAATGAAGTCCGAAGGACAAAAGAACTCTCAGAAACATGAAAAACGAATCGCAAAAGCCATTGGCGGCCAAACAACGGCCGCCTCTGGCGCGTTCTGGAGTAGAAAAGGAGATGTCAGGAACGACACCCTTCTCATTGAACACAAGTGGACCGGAAAAAAATCAAAAACAATTCAGTCTGCTGAACTTAAAAAAATAGTAATGGAAGCCATACTGGACGGTCGTTTACCAGTGTTTGGCATTCATTTAGATGGAGAGGATTACGTTATCCTCATGGAAACGGATTTCCTAGAAATGTGGGACAAACTACATGGTACCGAGTGAGCCTCTACCACGAGACGATGATTTGGAATGGTACAACGATGCCGTTTGTGACCAGGGATACGATGAAAACGGAAACTACATTGTTGACGTCAACATCTTCTTTCCCCCACGAGACAAAGACTTATACAAGAAAATAGCCAGCCAAGCCAAGGAATATTGCTGGGGACCTAACAAGAGCAACATTTGTCCAGTACGAACTAACTGTCTTTGGACAGCCATCAATACCGAAAAGAATCACGGTATTTGGGGGGGCTTAAGCCATCGTGAGCGAAACGCGCTTGTGCGTAAATGGAAAAAGCAGTACAGTAAAACTATGACGTTGAAAGAATACATCTTTCAACTAGATAAAAAGGAGAGCAATGACAACCGTAAAAACCGACCTTCGTAGGTTCTTAGACGCTAAGGCTAAGCCTAGCCGTCTGATGGGTGACGTAGAACGTTATCTTCTTGCTCGCCCGGACGGAGACCGTCGCACAGACGTTCTTCACCCTTCCGAGATTATTAAAAAAGATTTTTGTAAGCGCGGTTCATACTTTCTGATGACTGGGCACAAGAAGATTGCTGAAAAGCACCCGATGAAACTTCAAAGCATTTTTGATACTGGTCATGCAATCCACGCTAAGTGGCAGAAGTACTTCCAAGAGATGGGTGTTCTTCACGGCAAGTTCAAGTGTGTGGTTTGCGACAAGATTACTTGGGGAACTTCTCCCGCTGAGTGTGAGCACTGCCAAGCACCTAGTGCAAAACTTGATTACAACGAGGTCACTCTTACAGACAACGACCTACGTATTGCTGGCCACACTGACGGTTGGATTAAGGGTCTAGAAGACGACTGCTTGATTGAAATCAAATCAGTTGGCCCAGGGACTATCCGCAGCGAAGCCCCTCAGCTAATGTCGGATGTGGACAATGACCCACAAAAAGCATGGGGCAATGTTCGTCGCCCTTTCCCAAGCCACGTTTTGCAGGGGCAGATGTATTTAGAGCTAATGAAGCGCATGGGAAACCCTGTGAATGAGATTGTGTTCATTTACGAGTGGAAGGCCGACCAGTCTTTTAAAGAGTTCACTATTCGCCCAGACTTTGAACTTGTGCGTCACATTTTTGACAAAGCGCAAAGTGTAATCGATTCGGTTAACGCAAAGGCTGTACCTGTTTGTAACAACAACCCTGGGGGCACCTGTAAGCAGTGCTCTCCATACAAGGAGGATTAATGTCCGCATTAGAAAAATTTCAGGGGTGGGGATTAACGTTTAAAAAACCAAGCGATGAACAGGTGTCCCTTCCCTCTGATATAACCGCTATTGCATCTGAAGAACTTGGTGAGTTGTTTACTCGGCTAACTGCTTGGACCGATTACATTAATTCTCAATTGACCATGGCTCAGCTAGAAGAACGCGCTGCTCAAAAGAAACTTGAGTTTACAGAGAACACGATGTTAGTTCGTCGTATGGGTGCTCAAACTAAAGGAGAGCGTGTCACTACTGTAAAAGCAGAAATTGCTATTGCTCCAGAGGTCGTGGCTCTAGACAACGATTATGAAGAGAAGTATGCTTACCGTAAGTTGGTAGAGATGCTCCTTAACAATCACGAGCGTGACCTGTCTTTAGTTAGCCGTGAGATTACTCGTCGGTCTAATGACTCAAAAGCAATGCGGAAGGAATACTTTTAATGAGCAAGGCTGACTACGCCTTAGGATGGCAAGAAGGTCACGTAGCCGGTGAACAAGTCGCTGCAACTAAAATTGCAGATGTACTGGAGGCACGGTTACCAGAGTTGTTTTATGAATGGGCCAATGACATGGGCTCAGAAATTGTTGAGATAATTCGTTTAAAGAGTGGAGAAGATAATGGGTAGGTACGAAGAACTATACGCTAAGTTTGCAGAGATGAACGGCGGAATAACGGGAATGGGCGCTTTAGACTCTTACGGTAAAGAGGCGCTAGACAGTTTTCGTACAGGGATAGACACCCCTTTCACCGAGGCCGTGCAGCAAAAGTTTCAACACGCTAAGCACGTACTTTTAAGCAAACAAAAAGACTACGGACCGAAGAACATCTCCCAAGCTCCAGGTGGACCATTGAACGGGCTACGTGTTCGTATGCACGACAAACTGGCTCGTA